ACAATTAGTAAGAGAAGGTAAGAAATGGGTAGATGATCTATTGAAAAATTATAATTTGCTATACAATATGGTATATGCTGAGAATACAACAGCTATCAAATGGCTAAAAAGTCTTGGGTTTACTTTTATTAATTATCACGCAGAATATGGAAAACAAAGTAAACCATTTTATGAATTTCTGAGGATTGCCTAAATGTGTCTTCCTGCTGCTGCTGGTGCTGGTGCTGGTTTATTTGGTCTTAGTAGTTCGGGTCCGCTTTTTGCTGCTTCTTTAGGACTTAGTTTAGCAAGTGGTTTAGCACAAAGAAATGCAGCTAGGGCAGCAGCCGACCAAACATATCAATCAGCTTTAATAACACAAAGATCAGCAGAACAGTCTTTTGCAGCACAACAAGAAGCATTAGCATCAGAACTAAAAGAAACAAGAGCTTCATCAGCACAAGAAAAATTAGCAAAAACCATTGAAGGATTACAAGCTAGAGGTAGGATAAGGGCATCAGAGCAAGCAGGTTTGACTGTGCAATTATTATTACAAGATGCAGAAAATCAAGCTGCTAATGCAAGAGAAGCTATTAATCAAACATTAGAATCTGCTGGCAGACAATATAGAAGAAATGTTGAAGGTCTAGTTGCACAAAGAGACAATAGACGTAATCAATTACAAAGTAATATAAATCAAGCATATAACCAAATACCTTCATTAGGTTCTGTATTGCTTAATGTAGCTACATCAGGTCTTAATTCTTATGCTTCTCTTACAGCTTAAATTATGAGTTCTAGTTATCAAAGTACAGCCTTTAGATCATCAGCAAGACCCATTGATACTTTTGTTGCTGAACCTTCTGTCTTGCCAAAAACAGGTGCAGAAGAATTAGCTGATATTTTACAAGCAGTAAATCCTAATTTACAAGAATTTATTGGTAAACGAATAGAAAAGAATATTGAAAAAGATAAAGACAAAGCTTTTAAAATGGCTCTTGATACTGTTTTAGCTGATGGAACTATAGGAAAAGTTGCTGATGCAACTAGAAAAGAAGAAGGTGACGAAGCTGCTAGACAGTTAATAGGTGGCAGTATTTTTGTTGATAGATTTTATAAACAATATTTAGGAGAATTATATGGCTCTCAATTAGATAGTAATGCTAAAGAAGCATATCGTGATGCTGAAATAGATACATTTAATGCAGAAGGAGAACCTATAAAAAGATCAATCAGATCATACAAACCAACTGATCCTGAGTTTATAAATTGGAGACAAAATTATTTTAATGACCAAACACAAAAGATTCTTGATTTAGGTGGTGAAATTGATTCAGCCAATTTTATTACTAATTTACAAACTTCAGTTGTTAATTTAAACAAACTTGCAAGAGAAGAAAATAATGCTTTTAGATTAGAAAAAGTAAAAGAGTTAAGTAATGATTATTTTAATAAAACAGCAAAAGATTGGTTAAGTGGCAAAAGAGAAGACGCACAACTTCATATTACAAATTTTATAAATGACACAAGAAAGCTTGGTTTGACAGGTGGTGATGCTAGAGAAATTTATACAGGACTTGTTGATAATATTGCGAATATTGGTCAATATTATGTGACCACTTCTGATGTAAATGATTTAGATGAAGTTGACGATTTAATTATAGGTTTAGGTTTATCTATACCTTATGGCAATAATGGTGGTAATTTAACACAACACCCAGAATGGCAAGAAAAAATAGAACCAATATTAGAAAATCTAGAAGATGAACTTAATGAAGAACTTACACAAGGACCAAAAATAGATAAAGCAAAAAGAAGAATTAAGTTAGAAAATAAGTTAGTTGAAGTAAATAAACTACCTATTGAAACAGAAGAACAACGAGTTATATATAAGCAAAAAATAACTGAATTAAAAAATGACAGACAATTTAGTGATCTTAATGAAGTTTTTAAAACTAATAATTATCCATATATAGAAGATTTTACTGCTGAAATTCTTAACATAAGAACCAATATGAGACTTAGAAATTATGAAGATAATGAAAGCCCTTCAGAGCAATTAGGGCTGATAAAAAACAAAATTGTTGATTTAGGTATTACTGATGCTGGAATATTAAGAGACTTAACTCAAGCAGTAGGGTTAGCAGAAGAATATAAATCTATATATGATATTTTTGATGTAAAATCAAAATCACTATTTGATGACATAGATGCTTTTTATAGATCACAAGCTGGTTCAAAAGGAACTTTTGGAAGTGTACCGCTTGGTGGTGGTTTTAACATAAATCTTGGTGGTCTTGATAATGATTTGTATTTAGAAAAATATAACCTTGAACAAAAAATTGATAGTGATTTTGAAGCTTGGATTGATGAAAATTTTTATAAAGAAATAGATGGCAAGCAGGTTGGTGGTCCTTCTAATAGACAAATAAAAGATTGGTTAGATGACAAGAGAGATCAGATAGAAAAAAATAATTTTAAAATAGGTACAGATGAACCTGCTCCAAGTGAAGGTGATGGTACTTATGAAGTAAACGGAATAAAATATAGTATAAAAACTGGCAGACCAATACTTGAAGAAAAACCATTAACTACAGAAGAAGCACCTGCTTTTGGTAATGATAAGTTTGAAGTAGATAGAGTAATGAATTTTGAAAATAGAAGAGGTGCAGGTTATGGCGGTGGTATGCCAGTAGAATTTGATTTACAAAGATTACTTAACCAAGAAAACTTCCCTGATTTTGGTGGTTTAGCAGAATTAGTAAGAGGAGGAGAATCTTTAGGTAGTGGTCTTTATAATGCTTTTAATGGTGGTACGACTGATACAGCAGGTGAAATGGATATAACAAGTAAAACTATAGGAGAGATGGAGCAAATGCAAGCTGATGGTGAAGTCTTTGCAGTAGGAGCTTATCAATTTACACCTAATGTTTTGACAGAAGCTAGGGTTTATTCTGGTCTTGGCAAAGATGATATTATGACACCAGAAAATCAAGATAGATTATTCTGGGGTATGTTATTAAGTGGTAGGAAACGACCATCTTTAGCTGCTTATTTTACAGGTCAAAGTGATGACCTTAATGCAGCACATGAAGATTTAGCATTAGAATTTGCTGCAATACAAGGACCAGATGGTAAAGGTATGTATGATAATGACAAGGCTGGAAATTTTGCCAGAATAGATGCAAACTTAGTTAAAGAAGCCTTGATTAATGCTCGCAACCTTTTAATGAATAGATAATGACAGACTCTAATCTACAAAATACAGTACCAGAAGGAGCTTTTGGTATAGGATCAAAGAAAACTGATGACTTTACAAAGAATGAAGAATTAAGAACTACAGGCATACAAGACATACCAAATATGTTGATAAATGCTCTTACAAAGCAATCAGGCGGTATTGTTATGCCAAGTCAGATTACAGAGCAAACAGTTACTAATTTTCAAGAAGGTGTAGAAAATGTACCACTTCTTAGAAAGGAAGACGAACAAACTGTAAGGGCTGGTTTAGCTGCTGGTTTTGATTTAACTGAAAATGCTATTAATTTTGCTGGTCGTGCAATCGGTGGTCTAAGTGGTAATAAATATACAGCTAAAGACTTTTTTGATAATGAAGCTCTTGGTGTGTATATACCAGAAGAAGATGAAAATAGTCTTAGCTATAACTTGTCAAAATTAGGAGTTCAATATGGAATACCATATACAGCAGCTTTTAAGTTATTAGGTTCAATAGGTTTATCAAATTTTGTTTGGAAAGATGTTTTAGCTGGTGGTGCTACAACGTCAGTTTTTTTTGACACGTTTGATAAAAACCTTTCTAACTATATACAAGACACACCGCTTGCAAATCCAGTAACAAAATTGCTTGCAGCACAATCAGAAGAAGAATCTAACGTAGCGAAAGAAACTATCAAGAAATTTATTGAAGGTGGTGTAACTGCAAAGATAGTAAATAAAACTTTTGATGCAGCTTTAAATCCTAAAAAAGTTGCAGATGCTTTTATAAATGTTGTTGACTCTTTTAAAAAGTCACCTCAAACCGCAAAAAGATTAATTTTTAATTTACAACAATCAAGATTTAACAAGTTTTCTAACGTAAGAAAATATAATTCAGTAGATGAAGTTCTTAGAGTTGGTGATGATTTAGTAGATGTAGCACCAGTAACAGATGATGTAATAACAAAAACAGACGATATAGTTATAACTCCTAGAAAAAAGATAAGAAGTAAAAAAGGTAAACAAAAGTTTCAAACAACCGATACACCTGTAGGTTTTGAAGGCAGAAATATGAATCTCTTTAGTGATGATCCTAAAGAAGTTGCAAAAATAAAAGCTGCTTATGAACAAGAATTAAATGAATATTATCCAAAATATAAAAACATAGTGACTGATGATATGTTGATTGAAGATGCAGATGATTTTTTAGAACAAGAAGTAATACAAGAATTAAAAGAATTTTCAGATAAATATGGTTTTAAACTACCTGTTTTGATGGCTGCTTCTGTTAGACGTATTTCTGGTCTTGCTGAAAATTTAAGTGATGGTGGTAAATTATTAAAAACATTACCTACTGGATCAGAAGAAGCAAAGATTTTAAAAAGAAAACTTGCAATACAAACAATAAATTTTTATAGATTAATAACTGGTGATAGTAGGGCTGGTACTGTTGTAGGTAGAGCTTTAAGAGCAAGACAAACAGCAAAAGCACCTAATCCAGTAACAGGTCAAACACCATCACAAGTAACAGCAAGTAATATAGAAATAAAAAGAGCCGAAGAAATAAAAGGTGGTGGATCAGAAATTATAAGAGATGTAGCTAAAGATATTGATGATACATTTCAAAATTTAGGTTTTACTCAAGATGATGTACTAAAAGCTTTAGAAGAAGATAATTTTGAAGGGTTTGCTGATTTTGCAAGTAAACTGGCTGCTGCACATGGCGATCCGTTTGTTTTACAAAAATTTGTAAAAGAAAGTTTTGCAGGTAAATTATTAAAAATAGGTAATGAACAATTTATAAATGGTATTCTTTCTAACCCTGCTACTCATGTTAGAAATACTATTGGTACTATGATAAATGTAATTAAAGGGCCAGCAGATTTATTAGCAGGTTCAATATCAAGAGAAGGTTTAGACCCTATTTTATTTAGAAGAGCAATGGCTGAGTTTGCCATGTTTAAACAAGCTCAAAGTGACGCTTTGAAATTAGCAGGTCAAGCTTTTAAAGATGAAAGAAACATCTTAGATAAGTCAAGAATGATAGTTGATTCTGGTAACGACCCTACACAAAGATTTGCTATAGCAACACAAGGCGGTACTTATGACGGAGATGGTCTTCAAAAAGTAAAAAGTGGTGAAATGAGTATGGCACAATATATTAAAAAAGGTCTTGTACCTGATTTATATAATGCTTATGGAACTGTTATAAGAAGTCCTACAAGAGCTTTACTAGCAGAAGATGAATACAACAAACAACTATCTTTTAGAATGTTTTTAAAAGGATCATTAGTTGAAGATGGTTTGAGAAGAGGATTAGATGGTAAAACTTTAGATGATTATGTTGATACAAGTTTTGAACTTGGTACAAGTTGGATTGCTAAAAAAGGAGAAGAACTAGACCTTGCTCTGAAAGGTATATCTGAATCTAAAGCTTTTATCGGATCAGATGGAGAAGCGGTTGCAATAGGAGAAGATTTGTTTTTAAAAATAAGAGATGCTCTTGATTATGCTGCTGATCGTACATTCACTACCAGAATTGATAATAAGTTTGTCAACGCATTTAAACACCCTGCTTGGAAACCTTTAATACCTTTTATCAATACACCTTTAAATTTACAGCAAACCTTGTTAAAAAATACTCCAATGGCAACTAAGCTAACAAATAATCCTTTATTAAAAGGAATGTTAGATACACATAGAAAACAACTACAAAGCAGTAATCCTTCTGTTGCTGCAAGAGCTAGAGGTGTAACTAGAGTAGGTGGTGGTATATGGGTTGCTGCTATTAGTTTGAGTATGGCTGCTGCTGATAGATTTGCGAAAGTTGCTTTAGTTGATGGTAATGATCCAGATTGGAAAGAAAATAAATTAAGGCAATATAGTGGTGATATAGGTTATGCCATAAGAATATTATTAACTGACCCAATAACAAAAGAACCGAAGCTAGGTCCAGATGGTCAACCTAAATATTATTTCTTTGATGTTGGTAGAATTGGTCTTGATCCAGTAAGTTCTATATTTAGGGCAGCAGGTTGGTGGGGTACTTATAGTAAATATTTAAGTGATGATGACCAAAAAAATGCAGCTATAGTAATGTCAACTGCTTTGGCAAGAGACATTTTAAATATTCCAATGCTTGAAAACGTACAAAAGATTTTTGATATTATTGATAACAGACCTGATACTTTACCTAACTTTTTAGCTAACTATGGTAACTCTCTTTTATTCCCTTTTGGAGCTTTAAGAAAAGGTATTGCAAAAAGAGAATATACAATTACTGATCCAAGGTCAGGTAAAAAGCTTAAAGGATTTTTTAGACATGATAAATCAATTCAAAAAGGTGATTACATAAGACAAGAAATTAGAACAAAGTTTGATGATGGCACTCCTTTACCAGAAGATCACCCTGCATACGGAACTATTAAAAGACAAAAAGAATTAGTGCCACTTGAGTTTTTTACAAAGAAAGTAGTTTTAAAAATGTTTAAAGAATTTGAAGCAAGTAATCCATTCAAAACAGACATACAACCAGAAAGACATTGGCTTACACATCAGTTTTTAGAATATCCAAAAAATTTAGGACCCAATAGTGGTATGAATCCTACTTATCATGGCACTTCATTAAATGATCCTGTTATAAGTTTGTTAAGAAGAAGCAGATCAAAAATAAGTAAACCTAAAGCACATTTATTTAGTCAATCAGCAGAAGGAGGTATTCTTTTAAATTCAACTCAATATAGAACTTTTACAGATTTTATAGGTTCAATTAAATTAAATGATAGAGGTATTGAAAGTGAAAAAGGTAAGACTGTCTATGAAAGATTATTTCCATTAGCAAAAGATAAAAATATTTTAAAGTTGCTTGATTACATAGATGATGGAGAAATAGATGAAGATTTTACTATTGACACAACAGCGTTATTAACAGATAGAATAAACACATCAAGAGACTTAAGAAGTGTGTTGAACAAGGTAATCAAACCATATATAGGTGCAGCAAAGTTAAAATTATTTCAACTTGAAGATGACAAAGGAGGAGCTAAGTCTTTATTACCTGCATATCTAAGAGAAAAAAGAAGACAAGAATTGCAGATACAAAATCGTAATTTGCGGTAAACTAAAATTAATGTAGTAAAATCATGGCAACTAACACAGCAGCATCTTTTACAAACCATACTGGCAATGATACTGCTGGTCCTTTTAATATATCCTTTTCGTATCTTTCAGAAGCAGAAGTTGATGTAACAGTAGGTGGTGTTTTAAAAACTATTACTACGCACTATACATTTACAAGTGCAACCCAAATCACATTTACTTCTGGTAATGAACCTGCTAATGGTGTTGCTATAAAGTTTCAAAGAGATACAAATATTAGTGCTAAGAAAGTAGATTTTGCAGATGGTTCTGTTCTTACAGAAGCAGACCTTGATGCTAATAGTGACCAAGTATTATTTGCTCAACAAGAGATTATTGATAAGTTAGGTGGTATTGAAGAAGGAGCCACAGGAGATCAAACAGCAGCAGAGATTAGAACATTAGTAGAGAGTGCAAGTGATAGTAATGTCTTTACTGACGCAGATCACTCTAAGTTAAATGCAATAGAACCTAACGCAACCGAAGATCAAACTATATCAGAAATAAAAAGTCTTATAGCTGGTAGTCCTCTTGATGCTAGTCATCTTGCAGCTAACTCAGTTGATAGTAGTGAACTGGTAGATGGTAGTGTAGATACTTCACATCTATCTGCTGATTGCGTTACAAATGCAAAGATAGCTGATAATTCTATTGATTCTGAACATTATGTAGATGGGTCAATAGATACTGCACACATAGGTAACTTACAGGTTACTACAGCCAAGATTGCAGCAGATGCAGTTGACGGAACTAAGATAGCTGATGACAGTATCAACTCAGAACACTATGTTGATGGTAGTATAGATACTGCACACATTGCTGACAGTCAAATTACTTCTGCCAAAATAGCAGACGGAACTATAGTAGCTGGAGATTTAGCAAGCAATGCAGTGACTACAGCTAAGATTGCAGACGTTGCAGTTACTACAGCAAAGATAGCTGCTGATGCAGTTACAGGAGCTAAGATAGCAGATGATGCTGTAGATTCTGAGCATATAGCTGCTGACTCACTAGATACTGAGCATTATGCGTCAGGATCAATAGATGCTACGGCTATAGGTAATGCTGCTATA